AGAAGTAGGGTTACATCTCCCCTACTTGTTGACTTATAACAATAGATAAGTTAACCGGACTAGTTCGTGACAGGTTACGAAGATGACGAGCTTTCGCTCGATACAATCTTCGAGCCCGCACTGATAGATCTAACAGTCCTTTCGCATCCAATGGATCCATGGGTAAACTTAACCCCAAAGGATCATGTGATATGATCTCACTTAAAAGACCATACACATCGAATGGAAATATGTTAGATAGTTCCGCTAGATACCTCTTATCCAATAAATTTGGTGAGAGGTAGTGACCAAATCCTCCCGGCTGAGCTCCTCTACGGAGCCCAGTTAACTTCTGGATAGAAGCCGGGTTAAAGACCTTTTCCCACTCCCTTTCAAACAAACGTTTTAAAAGTGAAGTGTTTACCAGTTCCTGGTATTCGGAAGGGTCCGACGGTTTAACATCCGCCAGATCCAGAAACTTAGAGTTACGGTGGAAATCCCACATAGACTGTAAATACCTATTAACAGTATTATGGTGATCTTCTACCGCAGCTTTAAGCCACGCGCGGTATTCCGCGCTCCTTGTACTGATATCTAAAACAGTAGATCGATTGGGGTCATAAAGACCCATCAAATCTCATTTTAGAACCCGGAAAATTCCGGGAGTACTCAAAACAAGCTTAAGAAGAAAGATATTACCTTTGTTTAGACCTTTAGGTCCTCACTTCGGTAATCAATCTAACTTCCGTAAAGCTGTCCAGGCACTTATAGAGCGACCTTTCTCAACAGAATCAAGGAGAACGCTTAAGACCATCACCCAATTTCGGATACCAGCCAAAAGATTGGCTGGTCCAAGAGGGGTGAATTCTTGAAACGGTGAAATAAGCCGTTTAGCGAACTCCCCGACTCCTCTAGAAGAGACAAGGGATTTAGACAAATTTATGTCTACACCTAAGTCAGACATCAAAGTCAGGTAACTGTTAGCTACAGCCTCATCGGCGATAATAATATCGTCGCCGAGGAGGGCATAGTAGGGAAACCAGGTTCTTCAACCTGATCGCCGAGCAGCCATTTGAACTATGATATGGTGACAAAGGGCTAACATCCCCCAGGAAGAGTAAGCTCCCATGGGCTGTCCAACGGAATACCGTATTAACTCGTCTCTAAAGGATCAATCTCTCTGTGTTAACAGAGAATATCACGCATCAGCATACTCAGGGCCAAGCATTAAAATTAAAACTTGGCGCTGAAATAAAGCTGGGAGACGATCGGTAGCGGAGGACAGATCATAAGAGAACCACGGTCGTTCTCCTCGGGTGATATCCCGAAGAAACTCTAGTGGTTTTCCTTGGTCGAAAGTTCCATCATTAGGAATTTTCGCAAGAACTGAAAAGATGAGATCATGCAATGGTTTCAATATTGCCTGACTTCATCCATCAGTTATCCCAAAGATTCTTACCTTTCCTGCGGCTTCAATCTTTGTCGAAAGCTTCCCGAGCCGTAAGGTTTTGGGAAATCGACCTAAAGATTGAAGTATGCCTAAAGCCTCATCTTTAATCATGATGAGGTCACTCCATATCTCAGTACCTCCAGGAGTCAATAAACAAAGTGTCTTGAAAGCGTCAAAAATAGAAGATGTCCTTAAAGCAAGGGCATCAGCTATCAGACCCTTCCAAGCCACTCTGTGATTGGGTCCTGCTGTCTGTGAAAACAGTAATTGGGCCTCTGGCAGTTCCCACTTTCATTTCGAGAAGTAGCGTCCCCAAATATACCTTAGTTCCGATAAAGGAACTAGAGGGTCTAAACCCTTAAATGGATCCACAATGGAACCCATTTGTATTTTAGGGACGACATACATAACTCGATAAAGTGATAGGACTGTCAGTACACCTCTGATCACATCTGGGACCCTACCTCGAATCAACGAGCGTAAGGAACCAGGTATGATCTGGGGTATACCTGATCTGTCAACACGAACTAGAACTCCCCCAATAGGGGAAGTGGTACTATGGCCCGAGAGATAATGTTGAACCAAACGCACAGATTCCTTAAGATAAAGGACTGTGAATTCGGAACCATTAAGCTTTCACAATCTCAGGATTCTAAATCCAAGGAGATTGAGCTCTCGAGATCATTGTTGAAGGTCCAAGACCCAGATTGATAGTCGGATAAATGACTGCACCTCAAATTGCTTAATAAAGCGTTGAAGTGCAGATCCGACTACCCGTCTATGAATACCGAATAATTGTGTTATTGTTGCTTTAAGAGTAATGATAACCGGTTATTCTGTACTACAGATAAGGACCACCTTAATCTCATTTTAACGAAGATTAGGGTGCAAGCCTTTCCCCGTGGTGCCGGTATTCAAACAGCACACCTGGTTACGATGGCCCTTAGGTGATCTTATCACCTTACCTCTTCCAGAGAGTTAGTTAAACTCTCCCGCTATAATCGCCTCATTAAAGAGGATGAACATAGTAGGGACGGGATTCCGAGGAGGAAAGTCGCACAAAATCATAACACGGGTTAAAGTGTTAGAGTGCCTAGACTATTCAAG